ATCTTTTCTGAGATACTTTGCATATCTGATAAAGTCAATCCTTGTTTGTTAAGCTCAATGGTTTTCTTAGTTAACTCTCTAATTTCCTCTTTGGTCATTCCCAACATTAACTTTTGTTGAGCGGCTAAATCTTTAAATGTTGTACCAGCCATTACGCCAGCATCTTGTGCCATTTGTTTGATTTCTTCAGTCATATCACCAGCACTACCACCCGCCGTTTCAAGCATTTGTGATAGTTTTGCCGCATCTTCACCACCAACTCCCATAGCAGTTATTTCGGCTACTGATTCTCTTAAATCATTTGATATTCCAGCTGCTGTACCAAATGTGGTTGCTAAATCTCTAGTTGCTTGATTAAGTTGTTCGACACTGAATCTAGAGAATAAAACATCTGTACTAAAGTTCTGCATTCCTAATTCGGCAGCTTGTGCTCCTGATATACCTAACTCTTTGTTTAAATCAGATGCAAATCCGATTGTATTTTGAAATGCTTTACCAATACCTTCGGTTAATCCTTTGAATAGAGCCATCGCAGCACCTAACGCAGTACCTGCTTTTAACATTTCACCCAATGTACCCAACGAACCCATAAGTTCTTCTTTAGCGGCTTTGGTTGTTTCTTCTATTTCGGCCTGAAGTTCTTCTTCTTCTTTTAGTTTTTCTAAAAGTTTTTGTCGGGTATCCAACATATCATAATAATGTGAATTGATTTCTTTACCCTTAGATATTGCTTCTTCTAAAAGTTTATCTTTTGCTTCTTGAATTGATTGGATTGATTCTTCGGTACTTTTTGATTCTGCTAATGCTTTTGCTAAATCTTGTTGAGTTTGTTTAGCATCGTTAGATATCTTATATCTAGCTTTCGCCATATTGACAAGCTCGTTCTGTAGAGATTTTTCCTTCTCTCTCAGAGCGATTTCTTCACGCATCATTTTATTTAATGCACTTTGTTCTTGATTTTTCTTGCTTGCCATTTTTATCTACCAATTAATGAGTTTATCTACCCATTTTTCTTTTCTGCGCAGAAACGGCTCTGAATGCATTTGCCAATTTCTGCAAATCTTCTTTATCTTTTTTAGTTGGAGCTGATTTGATAATATCATCTATATCTTTTTTGACATTATCTAACTTATCTGTAAGTTTACGTCTTTTACTTTTAAACATATCGAAAAGACCTTCACTAACACCTACTTTATTGAAGATTTCCTTAATAGTTGATAATTTTATCTTTGCCATAATATTGTATCCCGTTGTTCTTATATAGTATAAATATAGAAATACCCAACAAATCTGTTGGGTATTAATATTATCTTCGTCTTGATTTAGCTTTTTTAGCTTCTCTATCGTATGCTTTCTTTTCTTCCTGCTTCCATTCTACTATTTTACCTATGTAAAACTTCCTAGCCCAAACAGGCATATTGTAAACATCCGAAAAAGTGAACCCACCATTTCCGTGGAATATCAAATCAAAGATGTGAGAGTGTAAATGCTTCCTATAGTTATGATTGAGGCCAAAAAAACCCTAAATCCATAGGCAGTAGCATTTCTCTCCTTTCCCCGGTTTCCTCAGAAATAAATTCGTATGTTAAATCCATATCTGGAATAACTTTGTTTATATGCGTTCTGAGGGCCCTTGAATCCGCCGCAAATAATTCGTTATCCACAAAATGGTTGATTGCTTTTTGGTCTGTTTCATTATCTACCGATACAATCGTATTTTTTAATCTTACAGTAAGGTTCTTATCAGTTTTATCTTTCATCTTTCTAGAAGCTCTTTTAGATTCTTCTAATTGATGTTTGATTTTTCTTTCCTTACTTTCAGTTAATGCTTGAAAAGTAACTTTTCTTTTTGATTGTGGTAATTCAAACTCAAATTCATTTTTATGTAATTCGGTTTGTCCTGAACCATCATAATCACCCGCTTCAAATTGAGTTAAATCAATAACTTCTTTTTGTTTATTACCAGGTGCGGTTGGGTCATCAATTTCTACCTCATAATCTTTACCATATCCCAAAATTCTAGCTGCAATCATAATTGCGTTTTTATCACCTAAAGTAAGGTCTACATATTTTATAGGTGTACCTTCACCATTTGATATAATTAGGGATTGGAACAATCTATCTAATACTGAACCATCTTTGATATAAGATTGTGTAGTTAAGATATCTTCTTCTTTTGCAGTCATATACTTCATCTCTACCTTTCCAGTTGATAGAGGATTATCCTTTGGATATATAAGACCTTTAGAAGGTAAATCTACGATTTCTGTTGGAAATTTATAATCAGAAACCTTTTTTTGCTCGTATTGTTGTTTAGCGAGCTCCACCATATCCTCATTGGATATTGGTGCTTTGTAATCGTCTTGTAATTTTTCTTCACTCATAACGTTTCTCGTTTTAAAACTTTTTTAAGTTGGTTAACCATATATAAATATGAAAGTTTTATTAATTAAACGAAAAAACCCCAACATTTCTGTTGGGGTCTCTCATTATTTAATTTCTACTATATAAATATAACAATCCGAAATTAGTATTGTAGTATTGCGTAATCGTAAGCAAGTGTTAAATCTACAGTTGCCAAATCTTCACCAGTATAATCCATATCTGAGAATTTAGCAGTTTCGATAAATGCTCCCTTTAACGTCCACTCTTCTACTTTATCACCTACAGGACCCAAACTGTTAAATGTGATATCTTTTTTGTAGAAGTCAGAGTAACCATCTCTACCTGTTACTGATTCGTGATGTAATCTTACCCACTCCATAGCTGCTTGCGCTGCTGATGGAACTACTGGGTCATACAATGAAATTGTTAAACTACTCCACTCGCTTCTTCCTTTAACATATCTTCTAACATTGATATGGTCGATTGTAACCTTACCATTTGCTATCTCAGGTCTGTTGGCTGCTTTCACTAAGTACGCTGGGATTCCCTCTATGTACATAATGAATCTGTTTGACATCTTTGGTTCAAAAGATGTAAACATTACTTCTGTTGGGTCTAATAATTGTGCCATTTAGTTTCTCCGTTATTCTTTCTTTAATATAAATATAGTTCTTTTCAAAAAATAGTTAGTCCCCCCAATTTTTTTGGGGGAACTAATTTATTTACTATTATTCTGGAAATGCTGCTCCAGTTGGTAATACGTTGAAATCAAGAACTATAAATTCTGCTGTTTTAGCTGGTTGTAAGAAAATCTCACCAACCATAATGTTTCTATCAATCACATCAGGAGTGTTGTTAGTTTCATCCATCTTCACTCTAAATGCGTATAAACCTTGTCTTTGTTGGATTGATTCTAAATAAGGATTAACGATTGATAAGAATCTATTTCTCGTAGCTGCTGTGTTGTTTTCGAACACTAAGTAACGAGTAGATGATGCGATGAATTTCTTCACTGCGATTAACAATCTTCTTACATTGATTCTATCCAATGCCGATGGTTTAGCTTGTAATGTTTTCTGTCCAAATACAGTAACACCTTGACCAGGGAACGTTGCGATAGGATTTAATCTACCTTCGTAAAGTGAATCTCTCTCAACTCTAGTCAATCTTGTCTTAGCTTCAATTACTGAAGTTAATCCACCTCTATTCAATCCTGCAGGAGCGAACCACTCAGCGGCTACTTGGTCGTTAAATGCGATAACGCCAGGAAGTACAACTGATGGTGGCACCCATACTGGTTTGTTTTTATCTGTATTCAAAATCTTAACCCAAGGATAGTAAGATGCAACATAGTTTGAATCAAATGCTTGAACTGCGTTAACAGCCGTTGAAATTGAATCACTCCATGCTGATGCATCCATTACAAAGAATGTATCTTGTCTATCTTCACACATATCTTTAGCGAATGTAGTTACTGATGAGTGTAATCTGTGGATAACACCTGGTATAACTAACATATTGATATCGAACTCATCAGGATTAGATACAGCGTTAATTGCTTTTCTGTATGCTAATGTACCTGCTGCAGTGTTAGAAGATAAATCATATCCTTGTGAGTTTCCAGCTGCAATATCATTTCCTAATGAAACAACTCTCGATGGTTTGAATCCATCAAAACCACTTTGGAATGGCACCATAAACTTACGAGAGTTTATAGATGTGTTGTTATCATTCAATGAAATTGCTCCAGTGTTAGGTGCTGCTGATGATGGGTAGTTAGCTCCACTTTTTTGTTGG